TTTTTTTACCATAACTCAAACTGCAATGGATCGGGCGTCGCCAGTGTTAGCTCGGTCTGATCCGGGTACCAGCGGTTGCCCTTGCTTGCATTGACCGCCTTGGGCGTAACGCGGATATTCCACGGCACGGTAAGTCCGCAGCAGTACGGATGCTGAAGCGGTACTAAATGGTCTAGGTGGTGCTCGACCCCAGTTTCTTTCGTAAGTCGGTTCGCATCTTCGCGGAATACCCTCAGCTCCCGGCGGTGCATCCAGAAGGGCGCAGAGAGAATAGCTGTAATGATGTAGCGAGAGCGTTTATGGCTGGCGATCCAGGGCGGAATATTGCCCCCAAGTATCTTGCGCTTTTGGTTAGGAGCAATGTATTGCTCGATGCCGCTGCTCATGGTCGGTGGACTCTCATTCCTGATCCCTTTGCGCGTTCAAACGCCTTGCGGGCCTTGCCGTACAGCACGATCCCCTCATACCGGACGTAGTCACGCAACTCCGGGCAGTGTGCGCTCGGCTCCAAACCATCAGCGACTTGGCAACTCATTTCGCGGTCGTCGAAGTTATTGCAGTCGCGGCACTCGTCCTTGTGCGGATCAAAGAATGCTTCGACCCAAGCGTGCATTGAGCAGTCGCCGCCGAATTCTCGGTGCGGGTAGTGGTACGCCCGGCAGCGACAGGTCGGCCGTACCGCTTGCTTCGGCCCGCGGTCGTGCCGTCTGCGCGGATCGAGCCAGCCGCGAAGATCGCGACGGCCCGGCGATCCGTTCGGCCTACGCTTCATTTGTCCAGCCAGTAGTCGGTGACATGCTTCGGCTGCGACGGCTTCGGCCCGCGCAGCTCGCCCGGATGCCTGGCAGCGAATCCAGCCCGGCGCAATGCACGCCTGAGGGTAGACCGGGCGATGCCGTGAATCTTCGCTGCGTCGCTGATGGTCGTCTTTTCCGCGGTGATGATGGCGGCGTTCGTTTCGGCGCATTGGCGTCTCATGGCTGATACACCCTATCGATGAGTGCGCGAGCCTCACCGACCCATTTTGGGCGGCTCCCCGGATTCCCTGGCATGCCGTCGCGCTCGGCGGTCCTGATGGCGCGGCCGAGCATCGACAGCAACTCCGGTGCGGCGGCCAGCAATCGCGCCGTGGCCTCTGTCTCAGCCGACCAGCCAGTGCCTACCGGATATCCATTGCCGACCACGCGGGCGACGACTACCGGCCCGTCACAGATGGCGTGATTGCGTGCGCAGTATCGCGCGTTTCCGAGCGTGTACATTTTCATTCCCCTTTGGCTTTGGCGATGGCTTTGTTTGCGGCGGCGTCGGCAACCATGCGCGGCGACTTGTTCGCAGATCGTTTCGTACCAGCCTTGCGCGTTCTGCTGTCCGTGATCCAGTTCCTTTGTGGTCATGTCCATTGCGATCCCCTTGTCTGGTCGGCTGCGGTGTGCATCCGATGACTGTATCTTCGCCCATAACGCCCCATCAGTCAATACCCTAGTACAGCAGATTGTTTCGAAGATGGCCGGCCAAACAGCATAATCTGCTGAATCGTGTAGGACACCTCGCCTTGCGCTCCTATATGGTCAGGCGTATAAGCAACGGGGTGGACCTACACCTATTCGAGCGCTCGCACCATGAGATACGCGAAACGCTGCGACGGCTGGAATCCATCCTTTGTTCCCTCACCGAAAAGGTAACCGCCATGTCAGCCGCTCAAGACGCATCGTTCCTCGCAATGAAAAACCAGGTCGAGCGCTCGACCTCCGTCGTGACCTCGATCAAAGTCCTGATCGACAACCTTGCGCAGCAGATCGTGGCCAACAAGACCGACCCGGTTGCCATGCAAGCGCTCGCCGATCAGCTCACGGCCGACAATGACACGCTGCAAGGGCTCGTCACTGCCAACACCGGCCCGGCATCCCCCAGCGCGACCGCCAGCAATGACGCGGCGCTGAAGGCCGCAGGACAGGCGGCAGCCGATGCTCGCGCCCAGGCCCAGCAGGCCGCAGCCGTGCAAGCGCAAAAAGACGCCGATGCCCGCGCAGCAACTCAAGCGCAAAAACCCTTCGGCGGCCCGGACAGTCCCGGCCGGATCGCGTGAGCATCGTCTATGACGCCGGGGTTGACCCTGCAAAGGTGTTGACTGCGGCGCAGGTCACCAAGCAGCAAGGCATCGAAACGGCGATGGCGACCCTTCGCGCGGCATTCCAGGCCGATGTGGTCGCCTCCGGGCAGACGGCGAACGATGTGATTATCGGCGCTGATGGATCGATCGAGATCATCCGCGGGGCACAAGCCGCGCACAACGGCCGCGTGATCCAGAAAAAGCTGGCGCTGGGCGAGGCCATTGGCGCAGTGTTGGCGAGTTGACGGTGGCGAAGCCGGGACGCAAGCCCGACCCCACCAGCAAAGCACAGATCGCGCTCAAAAAGCGGGAAGCGCGAAAAACGCTCGGCATTCGCGAGCGTGGCCCGAAACCGGACCCGAATAGCGCGACCCAAAAACGCCTGGCGCGCAAAGCTGACCCACGGCCTAAAGACTTCGATCCCATCATCGCCGGGGAGATCTGCGCCCGTTATGCTGAAGGTAAGTCGGTGCGCGAGATCGTGCTTAACGAGCGCAGCATGCCCAGCCTGGACACGTGGTACGCCTGGCTGACGCGGCCGGATTGTCAGTTGATCTTTTCCGCAGCTCGCGAGCAACGGGCGCATAAGCTGGTGGAGGAAATGCAGAAAATCAGCGATGCCGCCAAGACTGGCAAAAGCCATGAAGCGCTCGGTCAAGCGCGCCTCATGTGCGACACGCGGAAATGGATCGCCAGCAAATTCCTCCCCCGCATCTATGGCGACAAGATCGAGGTGCAAGGCGACATGTCGCTGACGATCAACGTGCAGCGCTTCAGCGATGCGCCAGCGCTGCCCAAAGAGATTGACGTGACGCCCTAGGCTGGACTGCGCGGCCGGCCGACAGGCAGCGCAGGGACGCCAGCGCGATGCAGGGCACGGCGCAGGGTAGATAGCGTTTGTGGAGTTCGATGTGGCGCATTGGTGGTTCCCCTTTGGCTGGATGTTGGAGTTAGGCAGTCAGTTGACCGCTCATCGGGCGGAATTCGATGGCACCGTCGTCCATCGTGAAATATCCGCGGATATGCTTGCCCTTAATGCGAGTGCAGGCCGGAACGGAGAAGTACGTGTCCGCGTATCCCGTGGCGTAGCAGGTATACCGACGCCCCGCGCCCTTTACCGGACAGTTGCGGACCTTGGCGTACGGTCCCAAACAATCGACGAAGCCTCCGGGCCGATGCCCTACGGCGCCATTGGTGAATGTGAACGTATCGGACGATGCGTAGAATTGTTGGCCCATTTGATTCCCCTTTGGTTATTCGGCTGCAGGTCGCATCCGATGGCTAGAGAATAGTGCATCATGCTCACGGCTGTCAATACCCTATCACGGCAGATTGTTGCGAAGTGCGCCAGCCAAACAGCAGATTATGCTGAGTTGCAAATTGACGGCGTAGGGGAATGGGCGTAGGGTCTGGCTCTGGCCGTAACGGGCCGAATAAGGGAATTCGATTGAACCTTGCCACTGCCACCGTACTGCGAGAGCCTCCAGCGCATTCCCCTTGCGCGTCCCTGGCAACCGTTACCTTGCTTTACGGTGGCACTGGGAAGGCTCGCGGATGAATTTCTACAAACATCACCTAGGTGACTATGCGGCATCGACCGCTCATTTATCATGGCTTGAGGACTGTGCTTACCGGCGCCTCCTGGATGTTTACTACCTCCGCGAACGTCCGTTGCCGGCCGATGAACGGGCCGTTCAACGCCTTGTTCGGGCGGTCACCTCTGCAGAAAAGCGAGCGGTGACCAGGTGTCTCCGCGAGTTTTTTTCAATTTCTGGCGACGAGCTACATCAAAAGCGCGCAGACGAGGAAATTGCACGCTATCAAGCGCAAGCGCAAAACAATACACGCATCGCCAGAGACAGAGAATCGCGTAAGGTGGGGCGAATAGACCCATCAAACGAGGGCAACGAATCGTTAAACGAACCGTTAGACGAATCGTCAACGAATCGTTCAACGAAAGGTTCACCAGAAAACATCGGGCTTCGTGAACCTAGCCAGAACCAGAACCAGAACCAGAATAAAACAGTGGCGTCACAAAGAGAGAGAGGCGATTCTCCGCGCGCTTCGCGCCTCTCAACCTCTTGGACATTGCCTGAGGATTGGAGTGCGTGGGCGTTGATCGAGCGGCCGGGTTGGAACAGCGAGCGACTATCGCAGGTCTCCGAAAAATTCCGCGATTACTGGCTCGCCAAGTCCGGGCAATCAGCGACCAAGCGCGATTGGTTCGCCGTGTGGCGGAATTGGGTGCGAGAGGAGCGCGAACAGGTCAACGGACACGGCAATGGAAACATGAGCGAATATCAGCAGATGCAGGTCGAAAAACACAAGGCAAACAAACGCTTTTCCGAACAACTCCACGGACACCAAACCCATGAGCGCGAACCAATCGACATCACCCCCGATTCAACCCCTGCCAAACGCTTGGATGGACCGCCTTTTTGATCGCCTCGCGATGATCTACGGACTTCCAAAGGTCCGTGAAATGTGGCGCGATCAGGACATCGCCGCAGTCAAGCGCTTCTGGGCTCAGCAACTCGCAGGCTTCAACGGCGAGCAACTGCACTTCGGCTTCGACCAGTTGCGCAAGACGCATCCCACCTGGCCGCCTACGCTGTTCGAGTTCGCGGACCTTTGCAAGGCCGCCAGAGCCCCGGATCAACCCGCATTGCCCGCTCCTCCTCGCACTGGTGCTGAGTCCGAACAGGTCGCAAGACTCAAGGCCGCCATCGGCCAGTCCTCGCTCGGCAATGGCAAGCGCGATCCGCGAGCATGGGTTGCTCGCATCCTCGAACGTGAGGCTGCAGGCGACAAGACGCTCGATTACATCGCTCTGAAAATGGCGCGAGATTCAGTGCTGGTGCGATGATGGCTCAAGAGCGCAAGCGGAATTTGTCGAAGGCGCGCAAACAGGGGATTTCCGCAAAAGTTAGTGCTCACTTCGCCCGCGCGCCCGACCTCTCCGACGCTGACCTGGCGCGAATGATAGCCTCCGCATGGGGACTGCGCCATGACGAAGTGATTATCAAGGCCGATGATGATGCGGAAGTGGATAAGTGCGGATGACTGCGTGTAACCGATGTTATGTTAAGTCGATTGCGACCCATGCAGGCCGCTCCAGAGCCCTTGCGCGAGGACCAGCCGAATGCGTGCGGAAGCATGCTTTCCTGGCGAACGCGGTCGAGGGTGGGGTGGGGCCAAAGTTTTCGCGAAAGGCTACGATCTCCCCTCCCGCCCATCCTCGCCACGCATCCGCATGAATAACGCCCCACCCAAGCGTCAGATCAACGCAGGATCGACGCAATTAACGTCAGGCTACTACCCCACCAGCAGCATGGAGATCGTGCAGCCAGCGAAGCGGATGGGCCATTTCTGGTGGTGTTTAAACGGAGGTCGGGCGACATGAAATCACGGCGGGAGCTTTTGTTGCAGGTTTTGAAGGATATCGACTGGGGCAGGTCGCCAGCAACGGAGGGCCGCCCTGCTTCCGCCAGAAGGAGGGGCGGTTCTGCCTACGTGCGGAGCGTTGGGACGGGCACGGCTCGTCGCACCAGTTCTGTTCGTTGGAGGATCTGGTGGCGCCGCTACTGCCTCTGCCATACCAAGACCCTGCCCAGTGGTAGCCGTCACCATCCCGAACAACTGTAGCCGCCCGTCGCGGCATGAAAAAGGAGAGAAGCTATGAAACTGTACGAATACGCAGTGATTTACAACCCGTTGGCGACCAAGGATCAAATGGAGCGCGGCGAAAAGCCGAAGTCCGAGCTGATCGTCGATGTAACGCGCACGCTCGCCAACAACGACAAGGAAGCCGGAATGCTCGCGGCTCGCGCGATCCCTGACGCTTATACTGACAAACTTGATCAGGTGGAGATCGCCCTTCGCCCTTTCTGAAAGCCCCTGTTGTAGCGGCAGCACAGGGGCAGGTAACTGGCGCATTAGCCGAATTGAAGCGGAGCGCGGTGCTAGGCGGTGATCAAGATTGGGCGCGGGCATTGTTTGTAGGTAATCAAGCGTCACAGCTCACGCCAGCCACATATCTAACCGCGAGTTCGCTTGCAGGGTAATCCCGGAAACTGAATGGTCGCGGTAACGATTCCAAACAACTGGCGCCCGAGGGGATACCAACTCCCGGCATGGCATGCCCTCGAAGCCGGCATCCGCCGCGTCTATCTCGTTTGGCACCGCCGCAGCGGCAAGGATGACCTTTGCCTGCACTGGACAGCCACTCAGGCCGTGCAGAAGCCGGGCACCTACTGGCACATGCTGCCGCAGGCGAACCAGGCGCGCAAGGCGATATGGGAGGCGGTCAATCCGCACAGTGGCAAGCGCCGTATCGACGAGGCGTTCCCGATGGAGATCCGGTCTAACACCCGCGACAACGAGATGAGCATTCGCTTTCGCAACGGGTCGATGTGGCAGTTGGTCGGCAGCGACAACTACAACGCGCTGGTCGGCTCGCCGCCGCTCGGTGTCGTTTTCTCGGAATACGCCTTGGCCGATCCGGATGCCTGGGCGTTGGGCATCCGCCCGATCCTGCTGGAGAACGGGGGGTGGGCGATCTTCAACACCACGCCGCGGGGCAGGAACCACGCCAAGCGGCTGTTGGACGCGGTGCGCGATGACCCGGAGTGGTATTCGGAGGTGCTGACCGTCGAGGATACCCATGCGATGCCGATCGAGCGCATCCAGAACGAGCTGCGGGAACTGACGCTGGAGCGCGGGGAACGTGAGGCCAAGAGCCTGATCCAACAGGAGTACTACTGCAGCTTCGACGCAGCCATCCCCGGTTCGATCTACGGCCCGGAAATGAAGAAGGCCGAGGAGGAGGGGCGGGTGCTGGACCTGCCCTACGACGTGCGCTATCCGGTGACGACAGCCTGGGATCTGGGCGGCTCCGATCCGACCGCAATCGTGTTCGGACAGGCGAACGGGGAATGGATCGACATCATCGACTTCGTGTCGGCGGCGAACCAGAAGTTCAGCTACTTCGCCAAGGCGCTCAACAACGAACGCGACTATGCCTACCGCATCCATCTATTCCCGCATGACGGGAACCAGCGGCACCAGTCGGCGGATCTCGGCACTTCCTACCTGACGGCGAAAAAAGCGGGCATCAATCCCATTCGCATCGTGCCGAAAAGCACAGTGGAGCAGCGCATTCGCGCCACGCACGCCCTTTTCCCCAAGTTCCGCTTCGACCGCCGCCGCACTTCCGAACTGCGTGACGCGCTGATCAATTACCAGTTCGAATGGGACTCTGTGCTGCAGAAGTTCAAAGACGCGCCCAAGCACGACTGGACCAGCCATTCCGCCGACGCAATGTCATATTTCGCCCAAGGATTCAAAGGTGGGGGGTATGATGGGCCGCCGCGACGAGAAGTCGCGGACATGGAATACGACCCCTTCGCCTGAGGAGATTTCGGCATGTCGATGCTCTTTGGATCGCCCAAGACCCCCGCTGTGCCGGCGCCGATTCCGCCACCCACGATCGACCAGGCCACGACCAATGCCGATGCCGCCGACCGCCTGCGTCAGCGCCAGGGCCGGGCCTCGACCATCCTCACGCCGAACCTGCCCGACCTCGCAGCGCCGGTGCGCAAGTCGACGCTCGGGTCATGACCCTGCGCGACGTGGCCGCGTTCATGCTCGAGGCGTTCCTCGGCATGCTGGTCCTCGTCGCCCTGCTGCTGGTCGTGACGTGAGAAAAACGACCTGCTCCCATCCTGGCTGCGATCGTGAGCGGACCACCCACCGGAGCTATTGCCCGCTGCACCATAATGCCCGCGAGCGCACATGGAAGCAGATGCGTCGCCATCACGTGAGCGAGCTATCGAAGTTATGCCTCGAGCAGATAAACTCCAATGAGCGCCGCCCTCGCTAATCCCGCCTCGTCCGTCACGCGCACCACCGCCGACGACGTGATCCGCCGCTTCGACGCGCTCAAGACTGCCCGCGCGGTGTGGGATTTTCACTGGCGCGAGATCGCCGAGCGGGTGCGCCCGACCGCCAACCAGTTCCTGCGCTACAACGTGCCCGGCCAGAAGCAGACCGACAAGATTTTCGACGCCACCGCGGCATTGGCATTGGAACGCTTCGGCGCGGCGATGGAGTCAATGCTGACCCCGCGCACGCAGACCTGGCACAAGGTACAGCCGATGGATCAGGCGCTGCATCAGGACATGACGGTCATGCGCTGGTGCGATGAGGTCACCCGCATCCTGTTCGCGGTGCGCTACTCCCCGCGCGCCAACTTCGCCTCGCAGGTCCATGAGTGCTACATGGACATCGGCGCGTTTGGGTCGACCGCGATGTTCGTCGAGGACGTGCCGGGACAGATGATTCGCTACAAGTCGATGCCGCTGGCTCAACTCTACATGGCCGAGAATTACGCGGGCGTGGTCGACACCGTGTTCCGCGACATCCACCTGACGACGCGCCAGGTCATCCAGCAGTTCGGGCTCAAGGCTCCGCAGCGCATCGTCTCCGCGCTCGATAAGGAGCCCGAGCGGCAGTGGCAGTTCATCCATGCGGTGCAGCCGAATACGGACAGGAAGCAGGGCCGGCGCGACTACACCGGCATGCCGTTCTCCTCCTGCTACGTCTGGCGCGACGGGCGCGAAGTGACGGCCGAGGGCGGCTTTCGCACCTTCCCATTCCCCATCGGCCGCTATGCTACCGCTGCTGGCGAGGTCTATGGCCGCGGGCCGGTGATGATCATCCTGCCCGACATCAAGATGCTCAACGAGATGAACAAGACCATCATCCGCGCCGCGCAGCGCGTGGTCGACCCGCCGCTGCTGTTGACCAATGACGGCGCCCTATCCGCCTTCGCGCTGCGCCCCGGTGCCCTCAACTACGGGTATCTCAGCGACAACGGCGAGCCGCTGGTGCGCCCGCTGGAATCGAAGGCCGACATCCAACTCGGAATCGAGTTGCTGGAATCGAAGCGCAAGACGATCAACGACGCGCTCTTCGTCACCCTGTTCCAGATCCTCACCGAAAACCCGCAGATGACGGCCACCGAGAGCCTGATCCGGGCGCAGGAAAAGGGCGCTCTGATCGCACCGACGATGGGTCGCCAGCAGAGCGAATTTTTGGGACCGTTGATCACGCGCGAGATCGATATTCTGTCGATGGCCGGGATTCTGCCGCCGCCACCGCCTCAACTGATGGCCGCTGGCGGTCAGATCGATATCGAGTACATCAGCCCGCTCAACATCGCCCAGCGCGCCGACGAGGGCATCGCCATCCTCAAGACGCTGGAAGCGGTGACGCCGCTGGCGCAGATCGACCCCGACGTACTGGGCGTATTCGACCATGAGCAGATCGCGCGCTCGCTGGCCGAGATTTACGGCGCCCCCTCGATCATCATGCTCTCGCCCGAGCAGATCGCGGCCAAGAAGCAGGCGCAGGCGCAGCAGGCGCAGTTACAGCAGTTGCTGGCTGCGGCGCCGGTGGCCTCGGGGGCGATACGTGATCTTGCCCAGGCCCAGGCC